ATAATGTGGCACAAAATTCAACATTGGCAACATCACAAATTTATTTATCAGCGGCAAATAATATTTATTATTCGACAAAACAATGTGCGTTCGCTTCCATCGGTGACGGCTTAACCGACACCCAAGCATTAAACTTTGACACCGCAGTACAAGCGTTTCAAACAACCCTTTCACGCCAAATATAATGTTAGGATATCAATTAACTATTGAACAAAAAGAACAAATACAAGGTATGCAATTTGCACCTTATGAATGTTTTAATTGCGTTCAAGACATCAATAATGTGTGGTTTACTTTTGTAAGTGAGCAACAAATTCCATTAGTTGAAGCAAGTGAATACGCTTGGGTTTTAGATTTACCCGAAGCCGAATACATCCCACCAATTCCACCCCCTTTCCCACAATAATGAAACACTTTGACAATGATACAACGGCAGCCATTGCAACGGCTATTTCTGGCAGTTCGGCAGTTCTGCATTTTGCGAATACTTGGCAACCTGTGTTTGCACTTATTTTGGCTATTGTTGGTATTGTTTCGGGGTTGTTTGCGATTCGTTACTATGCTAAGAAAATTGACAAACTCGATGATAGATAGAATCTTCAAGAATTGGAAAACAACAACGCTAGGACTATCTATTCTAGTCGCTTGTTTTGTACTCGTATATCTTGACAAGACTACTTTGAGCGATGTGTCTCTTTTCTTAGGTGGTGGATTTATGATGCTCTTTATCAAAGACAAAAAAGAATAAACGCTATTTAGAAGTAATGATATTCCAAAGACTCAATTTTCACGACAATACTCTACCTAAGTTCACAGAGAACAAGTCGAAAGATATATACAATTTTGGTGCAGACAACTTGTATCCTGAGTTGTTGATTGATTTGTTTTCAAAGTCGCCTAAACACAACGCAATCGTCAGCGCAAAAGCGTCATTTGTTGCAGGTGTAGGTACTCTTGTCATCGCATCGTCAACAGAAGACAAAGCAAAAGCAGAAGCAAAACTTAAATCAATAAACACTTACGAGTCATACGAAGAAGTCAAGCAGAAAATCGCTTACGACTTAGAGTTGTTTAATGGCTTTGCAGTTGAAGTAATTTGGAACAAGTCAAAGACTGCTATCGCTGAGTTGTATCACATACCTTTTAAGAATGTTCGTTGCGGTCTAGAAGGCAACTACTATTATAGCGAAGATTGGGCAAATCGTAGAGAAGAGATTTGTGAGTATGTCCCTTTTAATGCTACTACTAGAGAGTCAAAGCAGTTATTCTACTACAAGATGTACAGACCGGGAGAAGGCATTTATCCTTTACCTGACTATGTAGGTGCGATGAAGTACATCGAGATTGATACTGAGATTTCTAATTGGCATTTGAACTCAATCAAGAACGGATTCTCTGCTCAAACGCATATCCAATTATTCAAAGGAATTCCAACGCCTGAAGAAGCGAGACAAACTGCTCGTAGATTTAAAGAGAACTATCAAGGTACAGACAACGCAGGTGGATTGATTATTCAATACAACGACCCACAAGAGCGTGAGTCAATCATCTCAAACTTACAACCTAGCGACTTTGACAAGCAATTTGACATCTTAAATCAAACGGTACAAGAAGAGATATTTGTAGGTCACAAAGTCAACTCACCGATGCTATTTGGTGTTCGTGTCGAAGGTGCGCTTGGCGGTCGTAACGAGTTGATAGAAGCATACGAGATGTTTCAACAAGCGTATGTAGAACCTCGTCAAGAGAAGATGGATGAGCAAATGACTTACTTGTTCTCTTTCATTGTGCCTGTGACTTTAGAGAGCATCAACAAACCACCTCTTGGACTTGACTATCTTGACTTATTCACTCGTGGTCTGATATCAAACGAAGAAGCACGAGCAGAGTTAGGTCTACCTGCACTTTCTCAAATTAAGATTCAATCAAACTTGAATGACGCTATCAACTCATTGTCGCCTTTAGTAGCGAACAATGTATTGAGCAATATGACAATCAACGAAAAGCGTCAACTTGCAGGTTTATCACCTATCGCAAATGGAGATGTTTTAGAAAGTGCATCACCTGTTGCACTAAGTAAAGACAATCCTTTTGGATGGAACGATAAGCGTGACCTAGAAGTATTTGCACAATATGGTGAAGACGCTTCTCTCTTTGAGCGTGTTGACATGAACTTTGCAGACGCTATCGAGAGCGCAGTTCTTAACATCTTAAAAGAAAACAAAGGCATCACTATTGGTGAAGTTGTAAACATCGTAAACGCTGACTTGTTAAAAGTGTCTAAAGCGATAGACAACTTGACAAAGAACGGATTCATTCAACCTATCGAAGGCGGTCTTGCAATCACAGACAAAGGCGCAAACGAAATCAAGACACTACAAACTGAGTTGCTAGTTCGCTATCAATACGAAAAACGACCTGATACAGATGGCGCTATAATTATCGATACCTCTCGTGACTTTTGCAAGTCAGTAGTAGAGTCAAATCGTGTTTACTCAAAAGAGGATATCAATATGATGTCTGCAGTATTGGGCATTGATGTTTGGAAGCGTAGAGGTGGATGGTACACAATACCTGACTCATCACCTGCAGTTCATAGACCTTCATGTCGTCACATTTGGGCATCTAAAATTGTAAGGAGAATCAAGAAATGACAAACTTTTTTTACAATTATTTTGTTTTATGACAATTCTATGACATTCGACAACATCTGACCTGCGTAGTGAAGTCGCTCATCAATCAAGTCTTTTACATCTTCTAGTTCGATTGTAGCAATGTGGCGCTTATGTGAGTCAGGCATTCTAGGGTCAAACGATACAAAGTAACCTACTTCACAAGCAGTCGCTATCATACCCATTTGCATCTGCCAATAGTATTCGGGATGCAACGACTTTAAGTCACTAGCATTCTCTATCGAGAAGTTGCGTAGATGAATACCCGAATTAAAAGGGCATTTTAACTCAACGATGAAGTCAGCGCCTAAAGCGTCAGGTGAATAACCACCAAATTCTCCGTACTCGATGAAGATATATGTCTCACCTCCGTAGTAAGTAGCAAGAGTAGAGAACGGGTCAAACGCATCATACGCTTGACGCTCGTGTTCGTTACCCCAATCAAGCGCACGACCATAGATTTCTGCTCGTTGATTTGTGAGTATCTCAGCACCTTTCTCATAGATAAATGTCTTTGCAGTCTCAGAGAGAACCTCGCTTTTGTTGCGAGGTGTTCCCATGAGTTTATAGATTTGAGATGCTGTGAAGCGTTTCTTGCGAAGTTCTTGCCATGTGTCTTCGCTCAAAGAATTGTGAATAGTTGAAGATTCATGTTTCATTTTTCGCCTATTAGAAGTTTTTGATTGACTGCGCTTACTTCATATTTGTTTGTGATGTCAGTCATCAAACCACCTGTCTTCAAGTGTTCTACTGCTTTAGCCCAATTCGAGTGTTTAGGTGTCATCTCTTCTCTTTTAGGTGTGCTAGTTCTACCCATTGCTTTCTCGCCGTCATCATCGTCATCGATGTTAAGACCTAAGATTGCACCAAGCGCATATCTTCGAGCGTAGGTGATAGCAGAGCCCATCGCTTGTGGGTCGTTCTGTTTTGCGACAGGCATCACATAAGAAGACTCAATCCATTCACCGCTCTCGCTATGAATTAAGATAGTAGTCAAAGCGTTCTCGTCAGGCATCTGTGAGAATGCAAGATTTGCTTCGCTCAAAGGCTTTTGAATCGTGTCTAGAATGTTCGCTAGTGAAGCGTACTTTGATTTGAAGAATGGGTTTGAAGATTCTTTTGAAACTTTGCCCATCGATGCTTGAAAGTTGCATAAAGCAAGACCAAGATTTTTGATTGATTCTGATTTTTTCATATCTGTTTATTTGTTATTGTTCGATTAAGTCAATGATTTCTTTCGCAGTGCGAAAAACTTTCACCGCTGTCGGATGATATACATCACCATTGAGATACTTACGAATAGTAGGTAGAGAAAGACCTGTTCTTTCTTGAATTGATTTCTGTAAGCCGTGATAACGCTTACTCTTGAGTTCGATTTGAATTTCTTCGATGTTTGTCATACTTCACAAAAGTACAACTATTCTTTCAATTCACAAACTAAATTGTAAAATTATTTTATATCTATCGAGAAAATACGATTGCCTAGTTTAGTAGCAAGTTCGTTCGATATGCCGTTCAGAAGTTGCTCGTTCCATACATTGCGTATGAATTTAGTAGGTTTGATGCCTCTTCTGCCGATAGCGTTTGCGATAGCGACAGCCATGTTGTGACGAGTAGTCGCTTCGTTTTGTGTTTTAGATGTGCGTGTTTGAATGCCTTTGTCTAGAATCCATTGCTCGATGCTCGCAACAGGTGGGCGCTTGCCTCGCTTACGACCTCCGTCTACAAAGAGAGCATAGTCTTCCATGCCTAGACGCATCGTCAAAGATGTAGGCGTTCTAGTCGTCTCAAGTGGCTTGATAGATTGTCTTAACTTACCACTTGCATTTGAGTCGTATGTGAACTTGCCTCTCTTCTTAGGTTTGTCTAGTTCTGCTTCTAGTTGCGTGATTACGCCACTCCAAAAGCGAGCAATAATTTGATTGAGTTCGCTGTCGCCTTCAGTCACGAAAGAGTCAGCGTTCTCACCTAACGAGTTGACAAATTGTTCTAGATTCATAGTGACTTGAGCATTGCAATCAACTTAGGATGCGGATAGACATCAATCTTGTCTGCACGAACTGAGTTATGAGTATAGACACCATTCTTGCACGACAGCGCTCTCTTTGTCACTTGCCATATATCTTCGTTGTAAGTCAAGTCGATTGCGTATTTGTCTCGCCAATGAATCAAAAGTTTGTGAACGCTATCAATTTGTTTGTCAGTGTAGTTCTCAAAGTGCTTGTAGCCTTTGTAAGCGACATCAAGAGTGCATACATCTTTGACTTCTTTGTTCGTGTAAGAGTAAAACTTGCCTTTTTTCTCTGTCAAATACCCATAATTTACTATCTCAATTCCTATCGATGTCTTGTCGAGATTTATGTATGGTAGACCTTTGAAGTGGCTAGACTTTAAGCCTAAATGATACGCCCAAAACTTTGAGTCAAAGCCTTGTACTATCGTTCCGTCTTTTGAGATGACTACACAAGTAGCAATGTTCTCAGAATTTGTGTCCCAATATGCAAAAGTTGAAGCGCCATCACCTGCACCTGCTGTGTGATGTAAATATACTTGTTTCTTTGGTTGCTCTGCATTGTAGAAGCCTTTAAATGATACTTGTTTCGTATTCATGAGTGAGTTTATTCAGATACCAATTTGCTTTTTTTAAGTCTTCGAGTTTGTTCTTCTTCTCAAAGCGCCAAATGTACTTTAAGACATTGCCTTTCAGATAACCAAAGAACGCTTCACGAGTCATAGATGAACGAATAGCGTCTATTGCTTCTATCTCGCCTTTGTAGTGTGACGGATTTATTGCACTTTCATCCATAGTCTAGCGAATTTTTCGTATTCAAAGTCAATTATGAAAGTATGCCCACCAATTGTGAAGACTTGCGTATGTTCGTGATAGTTTGAACACGCTACTACTTGATTCAAGTCGATGATACCTTCTTCAATGTATTCTACAATTTCAGCGTCTATGCCTAACTCTTGAAAAGAGTCTTCGTTCTTCTCTTCATAGACGATATCTACTTTGATTTTCATAATGTCTTGTGAGTGTATGCGTGAATTTTACGACTATCATTTTGCGCTCTAAAAGGTTTCATGATTAACCAACGACCACCAATAGGCTTAGGCGATGCACCTCGTTCGATGTGCCAACCTTTTGAGCCATCTCCATACTCTTCTTTGTACGCTGAAGTACGAATCATTAAGATATCACGAAGAGCAACGGTGTTTTGCGCTGTCAAAAATTCAACGGTGTATGTCATCTCATAGTCTTCGTGAACATGGCCCATCCATATTGCGTCAGCGTTCTCAACATTGACGCTCATACGATTGTGTTGTATTGTACCTCGTGTTACTGCACCTCCGCCTCCGAATCCGTGCATATATTTAATCTTGTACGATGTACTAGGGTCTGTTTCTGAGTTGCGAAAAGAATAACGAATCCACCCACCATATCCACCGACTTTGATATCTGATTTGCATTTGTAGTTGAGAAGAGTCACAAAGCGCTCTATGATGTCTGTTTCTTGACGCTTTAAGATATTGGTCTCGTGGTTGCCATAACCTACAAATTTGATGAGATGAGCGTAAGGTGCAAACCATTCAACAGCCGTCTCTATAATAGCGTCAAAGTAGTTTGCTACATTGTGTTCAACTCGTATGTCGCCTTTGCTTTTCCGTGGGTCATAGGCGCCTTGCATCAAACAAAATAAATCGCCGTTGATTAGTACATCATGCTCACCTTTAAGTGCTTCTTCGAGATGTTTCTTGAGTAAGTCTCTATCGCATTTAGGATTATCCCAATGCAAATCAGAAATAAGTAGCACTTTCGTCTCTTCAAACTTCTTCTCAATCTTTATGACATTGTTTATTTTCATATGTAAAGTCCAAACACTAGTAGAAAAAGAGACAACGATACAAGACGCCATGTCTTTACTCTTGATTTAAGCGCATTCTCACGCTCTCTAAGAGCATCAATTTGTTTTTGAGTAGAATGTATCACATTCGCTTGAATCGTTTGAATAGAGTCAAGTTTTGATATCTCTATCGAATCTAATAAAACTAGTTTTTTGTAGTCAAGAACTTTGCGTCTTGCTTTTGCGCCTTCAACGAGATAATGATTCGCATTCGAGAGAGTCGATGTATCTATGCAAATCGATTGCGCTTGTAAGTCCACGCAAGTCACGAGAATAAGTGTCAAGATATATCGTGTCATAACTATGAATAGACTTTTTGATGTATTGTTTCTTGATGCGAATCTTCTCAATCGTATCGTTTAAGTGTATTATCGTATCTATTCGTATCTCTTCACGCTTCAATGGCTCGTAAGTCATCAAACCATAAATGATACTAAACAGGCACAACGCAAGTATTGCTGAGATAAGGCGATTGTATCGTGAATTGTAGTCCATATCCTGCTACTATATCAGTTTTTGCGTCATAGAAAGGCTCTGCCGTCGAAGAGACAACGAGATTTAAGTTGTCATCAATGATTGTGTTTTCAACCATAGCAATCAAATCTATCATGATTTGCGCTGTATCGCTCAAAACTTCTATTGTGTTTGACTCGCTCTCGAATACTCTGTCAAAGACTAGCAAAGCAAAGCGGTATGTCACGAGTGCTTCTTGCGTAGAAAAGTCAAAGCCATCAGGTACTAGCCACACGAGCGGATAGAATTTGACCTCATCGACTGCTAGGTTGTATTCTGCACCACACGCAAACTTACCGACCATTTTATGGCTTTCGGCTTGTGCTTGGATTTTTGCTATTATTTGGTTTAGAGTCATTCAGAAACTTTTGAAGTTTTGCTTCGTTGTTTTTTTGCCACTTATTTGTGCGTGTCGGGCAAGTCAAGCCCCCAATTACATTCGTCATATGAAGATGGTAGATAGATGCCTCCTTGAAAAGATGTGTTCTTTGGTCTAATAGTGTCAAAAGTATTGCCCGGATTTAAGAACAAAGGATAAGAGTTTGTATTTGCACGCAAATAATCTCTCAATCTGTTAGCGTAGTATTCTGCTTTGTCACGATAGCGACCTTCGATGAGAGTCATCTCTTCTACACTTATCGCTCTAGCGTTATCACTCTCTCTAGACGCTACGCTTTTATTCATCAATTTAAAAGTCATAGGTAGCATCGCTTCTGTCAAAGTATAATACTTTAAGCAAGGCGCAACATATGTGTCTAGAAGCGTTGTATTGAGTTGTGTGAGTGTACCTGCAAACGCTTGAGTTTGTAGTTCGTTGTACAAGCCACTACCGATGATATCACGAATATAAATCTCTTGAGACTCTTTGATAGATGTCTTAAGCAGTTTGTCGTCTACATTCTCGTTGACAGGTGTGTTGTCTTTAAGGTATGTAGTCGAGATGAAGTATACGAAGTTTGTCATTTCTTGATTCTCCTTACGATTTTAGATGCCCATATGTGACGACATGAAGGTCTATGAACTGCAGGTGATGAGTCAGGTATTGTGTACCATCCACGTCTACGCTTCCAAACATCAATGCCTAATACTGCATACATCATATTGATATCCTGTTTTCGGTAAACACGATTTGACTCTAATTCTTACTTGCAAAGTTAACGAGAATGATCTGTAATTATAGCTCCATATGTGTCAGTGCTGTG